AAGTAAGAGTGTAACTCACTTACTATTTATAGAGGTAAAAAAACTCGGAATAAATTCCGAGTTCTTTATTAAAACTAATTAGATTAGTTTGTGAATGTTGCTACGGCTGTTGTAGCACCACCTGCTAAACCACCACCAACTGCTGTCATTGCAGCAGTAATCGTAGTTGTTGTCCATGCGCCAACTGGATAAAGAGCAACTGCTATTGTATCAGAGCTAGCATCGGTATATTCATACATCATTACTGTTGCTAATTGCTCAATAGTTAGAAAAAAGTTACTAACTTCAGTATCGGTTAAAGCGCCGGCAGCAGTAAACGTGAAAAACTCTAGTACTGGACCAGCAGGTTGAACAGTAACAGCAGATGTAGATGTATTAACACCTGTGTTAGTGTATGAAGTTGCATCATAGTTAATTTGCGGTTTAAAATCGCCATTTGTGCGGGTAAATTGTGACATTTTGAAATTCCTTTAAGTTATTTGAATCATATAGATTCATATACTTATTTATCACCGGACTAAAAAAAAGGGCAATCTAGACTATCGTGCAGCAAAATTCTGCCTAGAAAAACCCATTCTATTCACATATTTAAAGCCGTTGGCAACAAATCCTTCTTGCCCTGCAGTGCCATCATCAAGTTGCCCCTGTACAGGACTTGACTTAGCAGAATCATCTAATTTTTTCCAAATATCCATTTTTAACTTGTATATAGAAACCCATATTTTAAACAATGCTATTAATCCAGCTTTATGCGTATTTAAATGCTGTTCTACTTTGCTTTTCATAGGCGCGGTCATTGGTCTAGAAGCAATAAAATCATTAGGCTGCTCTGGAATCACTGCGGCAGCATTGGGGTCTTTTTTTTGTAAAATAGCAGTTTGTTCTTTAGCAATTTTAGCCGCTTTAGCCCGAAAACTATAATCATAAAATCCATTAAGTAAATTATTTAAATTACCTTCACGAATTTTTTTATTAAAATAAACTCCAACCAATCCTTCTTTAAAAGATGCTCCCGGCGCATTGGCTAATAAACTATCAAGCGCAGCCCCATGGTTTTTAATTTCAGATTGAGCGTTTGCTAATAAGGTAGAATCAATTTTTAAGTTAGGAGCCTGTGGCATGGCACTTGGTAAAATAGCAACATTTGATATATTTTTTAATTGACCCAATTTACCATCTAGTGACGATGCGTCATCAGTTGTAATTGCTCCGGGCGGAATATATTGATGCACTGCAATTCCGGCAGTTTTATTCTTTATTAATTTACCCACACTACTATCAGCTTGTACTGTATATGTAATCCCATTGGGATTTGCTTTAAATACATATACCCCGTTTTGTTCTGTTAATGGTTTGCTAAATAACAAATCTCCCCAATAGTATCCAATTGCGTTTGCTGAAGATTCTTCAAGTCCTGCCCATATTTGATTAATTAATACTGCTAAATCACTTCTATTAACGCCTCGGGCAGCATCATATTGTGCAAATTGTTCTGGACTGTATACTGCACGGCCTGTTCCGTCTTTCTTATTGAACATATGTTTGTCCATAATAGAAAATTGACCGTCTGTCCCTCTACCAAATATTAATGCCGGATATCCATCCCATTTAATGGTAATTGTTTTTGGATTTTTAATTGTTTGGATGGCTGATTGTATTGCTTCGGTTGCTCCGCTAGAACCAGCAAGATATACATAATCTTCAGGATGCGGAGCATGACCTTTATTTAAGGCCTCATTAATAGATAATCTATCTATAGTATTTCTAAGTAGTATGATAGAGTCAGTTAGTACCATTGTTTTTCCTTAAAGACTTTGAAAATCTGGTTTGATCTTTACTTTTTATTGCACTAAGCAACTTTCTTTCTAATAAAGCCGCTTGCTCAGTATTATAGTGTTTACTAATAAGATCAAGTAAATTAATGGCACTTGTAATAATATTATGCCCGCGACTTTCAATTATGTATTTAGTATCTCGGTTGTTACTAAGAGTTTCTAATTCTTCTAATAAACTTTTAGTTTGTTTTTGCATAATGTTGTATTTATGCTTTTTTCAAACTATTTAACAATACATGCAATTTTAAGCCCTGATCATTTACTGCGATTTTTCTAACCGGTTCTATTTCTGCCAATTGCGATATATCCGTAAAACTACTAGTAGGCTTTAATTTAGCCATAATAGATATTGCACTAGGTTGTGCTGTATATCTTGTGTCAGCTTCTGGATCTGGGTCAGTAATCCGCATAGTTTCTACATTATATTCTAAATCAACTTTTGCCCCTACTCCAGTTGAACTACGACTTTTCATACATTGAATTTGATATTTCCCACGTTCACGCATACTGCGACTTGTAAAAATACCAAACACATTATCTGCTGTATTAATCTTACTGATACCACCTGCAATATGACTATGGTCAAATTCTTGCTCATCAACTGCACTTCGGTTTAATTGTGATGCAGTAACCATTAATACTCTTAATTCTTTAGATAAATTTCTCAATTCTTCAGTAACATATTTGTCTTTAATAAATTGATCATTTGGATTAACCTTAACACTTACTGGCATAACTAAATCTAAGTAATCAATCATTACAAAATCAATTTTAATTGCTGTTTGTATTTGTACCTCTTTTAAAAAAGCACGAATATCATTAACATTACTTTGTGCAGGCAATCCTTTAACCTGATATTTTCCAGATTTTTTAGCCATCATTTTAACTTTAAGTTCTGTATTGCTAATATCTTTTCTAATTTCTTTAGTACCTGTATTGGTAATCATTGCATCAGTCCTTAGACTGGTTAATTCTTCACTTAATTCTAATGTAATATAAACTCCACTTAATCCTGCTTGTAACCAATTTAAAGCAAGATTCATCATTACTAAACTTTTGCCCGACCCTGATCCGCCTGCAAAAATATTTAATTCTCCCCTACTCATTCCACCATACAGAATACGATCCATTTGTGGCCAACCAGTTGAAACTTGTCCCCCATTATTAAAATACCTATTAAGACGACCGGCCGGATCAGCAAAATAATCTGTACCCATATCTTTTTGTAAACTAATTTGTACTGCATCTTTAATTAGTTTCTCAACTGGCTCAAACTCACCCTTCTCTAACAAGTCGGCTGCTTTAAGAATTGCCCGTTCTAGTTCTTGTCGTTTAGTAAATGATTCAAATTCATCAAAAAACCATTCATAATGCCCATCATTCAATTCTGGAATAGGATCAATGTCTATTCCAGTTGTCGCTTTGATTTGTGTTGAATCTGGTAATACTCTATACTTGTCTGTATGTGTTTTAAACAATTCAGCCGCTGGGCGCAATGAACGTTCAAAGTTCTCACTATTCATGATATTCATAACACGGGTATACAACTCCGCGTTGGTAATCATCATCCTCAGAAATAATTTCTGAACATCGGTTGTATATTCTAATTGTTTGTTAGTTTCTTGCTTTGCCAATTTTTTTCCTTCTCATTTCTACTTTAATTTTACTATTTGTTGCACACTGTAGTATACTTAACAGGGTAGGTAACTTTCCGTATTTGATAACTGCATCATTAACATCTTTTACGTCAACTTCCCAGTCAGGTAAACTAACGCTATACCCCAAATCTAATGCTTTATCACACAATGCTAGTCCTGTTTTATCTCTGTCCGGAACTAATATAAGTTGTTTATTCAATGTACTAAGAAGCAATGCTTGGTCGCTATTAATGTCATCATGCATTAGTGCTACCCCATCTATACTTAATGCATCAAATATACCCTCTGTCACTATACATACTTGCCATTCTGGTTTCTGCATATCAATGTTAAACACATATCCCGGCTGTTGTTCATTGATATACTTGGGAATTTTGTTATCCAAGAATCTGCTTGTATGTCCTACAATTTTATTCTTATATGTATAGGGTACTATTACCCTATTACCCATCCTGCCGGTTTCATTTGGAGTAATTAAGAAAGGATAGTTATTACTATCTATCTTCCTACTTTGCAGATATTCCACGTATATTTTGTGCAATGGGTTATTACTATCTACAAGTTCACCATCAGGGAGTTTGTGTTCATTAAACTTAATTTTTATTTTTTGCTTTTTTGACTGCGTAAAGTCTATCAATTCTTTTTGTTGTAGACTTTCTAAACTCCAACGTTTAACTTGTTGATCATCAATTCCAGACCATACCAATAAATTGCGAGTTTTAACGCTGATTGAACGACCTAGTACAAAGTTACATTTGAACCCGCAATTGAAGCAATGTATAGACCAGTTACTGCCATCAAACTTGATGCCACCGCGCATTCTTTTGTCTTGTCTATGACCAAAGTGGGTGCAGCAAATTGCGTTAAAGCTAGTCCAACCCGAACTTGTTTGTTTCTTTTTACCAGGTAATATAGACAGGATATCAAACATCTATTGATTGTAACACAATAGAAACAC